ACGCCAAGGGACTCATTAGCACCCTAGCCACCCTACGCAATGCAACCAAGGACGAGACTACTCTTGAGGGTATGAGGGACGCGCTGGCTGATGCTATTGGTGGCCTCATTGAGAACCTAGAGCATGAGATAGCCACTATGCCAGTACCAGAGCCAGAGGCTTCTACACAGGAGATTGCAGAATGAGCAAGAACGAAAGAGTAATCTCAGATCCTGAGGCGGCTGGGTGGGAGTTTGATCCTGCTACGGGCTACTGGATGTGGAAGGGCGAAGAAGGTACAGGTGGTGGCCTCTGGGAACAGAGTGGCGATGACATCTACTACTCAGATGGGAACGTGGGTATCGGAGCATTTCCGCCTCCACAGCACACGCTTTACGTCAGCGGTGACGACGCCACAGTAGCGGCATTCGACCACACTGGGGCTGGCTCTTACATCAAGATGACCGGTTCTGATGGAAGTGCTTTTGTCGGGCAGGAAGCTGGAGGCATGGTACTCCAGACCCAAGGTGTCACGCGCCTGAACATCGGCGCTGATGGCGATACCACGTTCTCTGGCTCCGTCAATCTTGCTGGCGGTGGGTTGAAGTACAGAACGGCAAGCAATATCACATTAGATTCAGACGCTATTGCTGGATATTTAGCCATTGGTGGGGCCGAGCATTATTCTTGGAATGCAACGGACTTCCGACCACAGACAGACGCGCAATATGATTTAGGCGCATCAAACGCTACATGGAAAGATGGTTTCTTCAGCGGAGGCGTTTATGTAAAAGGCTCGCCTTTAACGCGCACAGTTGACCTAATTAAGACCCTAATTGCTTTACGCGACGCCACGATGGACGAGACGCAGGACATCCGCGAAGCACTGCGCTCTGCCATAGACGAGCTTGTGGACGGCTTGGAGCATGAGATAGCAACTATGCCTGTACCAGAGCCAGAGGCATCCACAATGCCTGCTCCTGAAGACTCCTGATCTGAGAGGGAAACAGTAGATGGCTAAGTATTGGGTTATTACCTCTAACGCCAAGGGGGGAGCCGCGAGTCCCTTTACCGGAGATACCGCTCGCGCTGTTCAAATGACAGAGCAAGAGTTACGTCAGGTATATCGGGACTCTGGTCAGATACAAGATCATTTTGGTTCCTTTGAAACCTACATGACTTACATTGGTGAGTCGCAGGAGTGGATACAATCTGCTGACTGGATGAATGCTACAGTTGAGTACGGCATTGGTGAAAGAGAGTGGCTTTATAATAACAGAGAAGATGTCATGTATCGTCCCGGCGAAAGGGACAAACTGCAGGTCAAAATTCAGAGCGATTTAACAAACGCAAAGCAGTCTGCTTATATGCTCTGGCTTAACGAGGGCGCTGAGCTTATGGATAAGTGGGGTCTTAACCGCGTTATCTATAACAGCGACGGCGATCAGTTTAAATGGACTGGATCAGGCTACCAGAAGACCATGAAGGTAGACGATCACCCCAGTTTTGGTGATTACGCCAAAGCTATTGTCACAACTGCGGTTACTGCGGCGGCTACTTTTGGAATTTCCAGCACTGCGGCAGGGGCGACACTAAATAGCTTCTTTACATCTGCTGGTTTGTCATCCTCAGCGGCGACTGCGGCAACCTCAAGTATCATAGCGTCAGGAATAGGCGCAACCCTAGGACAAGACGTTACTCCAGAGAGTCTACTAATTAACGCCTTGGGTGCTGGCTTAGGCGCAGAAGTGGCTGGTCTTGCTAACCTTAGCGGGGCCGCTGGTTCGGCTCTATCTGCTACAGTTTCTGAAGCTGTTGTCCAAGGCCTCACGAACGGTGAGTTGGACTTTAGCGACCTACTACAGGCAGGATTATTAGGAGGAGCCACAGCAGTAGGCTCTGACCTATTCACGGCACTAGTCAAAGGTCAAGACTTTACGTTTGGCGGTTTAATAGATGAGGATTCTGCGCTTTGGGACTTCTTTAACGGAGAAGGTGGGATAATTACTGAAGTAAGTGCCGCTTTTGATAAGTTCTATGAGCAACAGATTACTGGCGGTGAGTGGTGGGAAAGCACTACCGAAGACTACAAATCTATAAATACGCTTGAAGACGGTACAATAATAGCCACTAGATACGACGGCACAACTCAGAAATTTGACAATTTTAAAGCTTTTGCTGATGCTGGGTTCGTAGAAATGACAGGCAAAAGCGAAATATGGGACTTAATAAGCAAGGGAACGGACAGTATTCCAGACTCTTGGTACGACGCGTTACAGGATTGGCTAAGAGATAAAGCATCTGGAGGTTCTTATGAAACTGAAAGTGGGACTACTATTACAGGGCCTCCCACCAACGAAACAACAGACCCTGATGACTTTGACTGCTCATCAGTAAACCGACAGCAAGTAGCAGGAGCAACTACAGGAACAGAGTGTGGCCCGTGTATAGAAGAATACGAGGCTAACGAGTTTGGTGAGTGTGTAGCAACGCTAGGTGGCGACACTTGCCCAGAAGGGCAGTATTACAACGAAGTAACTTTTGAGTGCGAAGACGAAGTGTTTTTTACTAAGGGCCAGCCCTGTAACACCGCTGACGGTCAACAGGGAATCTTTGATGACGAAGGCGGTTGCTACGTTCCTGCTGGAAACGGCACTGGAAACGGCACTGGCGATAGCACTGATGGCAATGGCAATAGCACTGGTGGCACTGGTGGCACTGGTGGAACAGGAGAACCGGAACCTTGTAGCAACGGCGCTACTATAGAAAGCGGGTGTGAGCTATGTGAGGATGGAACGCGAGCAGATGAACACCAAGGCGGTAGATGCTCTGGAGCCTACATTGATCCCCAAGATCCCTACAGTTGTTCTGCAGGTAGGCCGAGTGCGGCAACTTTTCAACTTAGAACATGGAACGCCATGTGTGAAGCTGACTACTGCAACGATGGATCACGCAAGCAAACAGTAGATGGTGTGTACGGGGCCAACTGTGCAGAGTACGTGGCTCCTACCCCCATAGAATCTTGTGCAGACCCTGACAGACGAACCACCAACAGCGGATCTTGTGCGGAACTCTGTAACGATGGGACTATACCAGACCAACACGAGGAAGGCTTGTGCGGTAACCCCATGATTGCAACAACAGGTGGGGAAGAGCAGAACGGAGACGGAGGAGACACCGACTGCACACTAGTAGAGTGTGATGCTCCTAGGCCTGAAGGAGAGGCGGGAGTAGCTTGGGACGAGTGCTGTAGTGACCCCGTAGTAGATCTTACTCCCGACGATGGTGAACCAGACTGTACTCTCGTAGAGTGTGAATCACCTAGGCCTGAGGGAATTGAAGGCGCTTTGTGGGACGAGTGTTGTACGGAAACAGCAGTCCTTACCCCATCTTCAGGCGGTAGTTCTGGGGGTAGTGGAAACAGTGGTGGTCGTGGATCGTCACTAGGAAAAGGTATGTTCGACAGTAATTCTATTAGTATGGGAGGCGACCCTCAGTTACTGGCCGCAAATCAGTTCCCTATTACAGACTTCTTGGCGCAAGTCTTTAAACCCAAGAAACCACAAAACAACGGAGGCGGGATGCTAACATGACGTACTTAAACATAGTAAACAACGTGCTTAGACGCCTCAGGGAAGATGAGGTATCTAGCGTACAGTCTACGGCGTACAGCAAGATGATTGGTGACTTTGTTAACGATGCCAAGTCCATTGTGGAGGACTCTTGGGATTGGTCTGCGTTGCGTAACACGTTGGCAGTAAATACCACTAAAGGAACTTCTGTGTACTCTCTGGTTGGCGCAGGGAGTGACCCTAAGGTTCTCTACGCTTACAACGACACCGCTAACTGGGACATGGAGTACCGTACGCCAGCTTGGATGGATCGTTGCTACACGATGCAAGAGCCCGTCTCTGGTTCTCCTATGTACTTCACGTTTAACGGCGTAGACAACAAAGGGGATGCCCAGATTACTGTGTACCCCGAGCCTGACAAAGATAACGTTAGCCTCTGTTTCAAAATAGTTAACCGAGGAGAGATAAAGGAAAGCTCGTCTGTGTTTCGCCCTAAGATGCTAGAGAACGATGCAGATAAGGTAGTCATTCCTTACTTACCTGTACTACACCTTTCGGTGGCCTTTGCGTCCCGTGAGCGTGGGGAGACGGGGGGTACGTCTACTTTAGAGTACTTTGGGATAGCTGATAAGGTACTGAGTGACGCTATCGCTATGGATGCACAGAAGCACCCAGAAGAAACCATTTGGTACACTCCTTGAGGAGACTAGTGCATGTCACAGCCACTACAAAGCATTAATCTAGTTGCTCCGGGTTTCAAAGGAGTCAACACAGAAGACTCACCTATAGCACAGGACTTCTCTTTTGCGGACGTTGCTGACAACGCTGTAATTGACAAGCGTGGGCGTATTGCGGCTCGTAAGGGTGTAGACTTATTTACTACTGACAAGACACTTCTTGGGGATAGTTACGCCACGAAGATTCACCACTTCTACGATGACGCAGGCAACGAAGAAATCTTTGTCACAGGCAACAACAAGATATTTAAGACTTCCACTACGGTAGATCCTGAAGATACTTTAGTTGACATTACTCCGGCGGGGTACACGGTTACTGCAGACAACTGGAAGATGGTAAACTTTAACGAGAAGGCCTACTTCTTCCAGAGAGGCCTAGAGCCACTCGTGTACGACCATGCCACAGGCCTCAGGACGTTTGGCGAGGCAACCGGATCACCCACGAACACTGCTTTGTTCTGTAACGAGGCTCTGGCGGCTTACGGTAGGTTGTTTGTTGTGGACAACGGGAGCGACACACAGACTGTATACTGGTCAGACCTCTTGATAGGCACAGACTTCTCAGGAGGCTCTAGTGGCTCTATTAACGTGTCTAAAGCGTGGCCTGACGGTTACGATGAGGTTAGAGCGTTAGTCGCTCACAACGACAAGCTGATTATCTTAGGTAAGCACAGCATCCTAGTTTACGGTAACGCCTTCAGTCCTGCTCTGATGCTCCTAGAGGACACTATTGCTGGTGTGGGGTGTATCTGCAGGAACTCTGTACAAGGCATCGGTACTGACGTTCTGTTTATGTCACAGGATGGCCTCAGGAGCTTTGGTCGAACAGTGCAAGAGAAGTCACTACCTATTTCCGACTTGAGTCTCAACGTGAAGACTGAGTTAATTGCTACAATAGACAACAGAAGCTGTCAGACGGAATCTGTGTACAGTCCGGAGAACTCTTTCTACTTGATTACGTTCCCAGACCAAGAGTTAACTTACTGCTTTGATTTGAAGGGCAGGCTAGAGAACAACTCCTATAGGGTTACCCGATGGACCGGAGCACCTTTTAGGTCTTACGAGCGCAAGAATACAGACGGCACTCTTCTGGTAGGGACACCGGACGGCCTAGGGCAGTACTCTGGGTACTCTGACCAGTACAACAACGGAGGCACGATAGCCCCCTACAGCTACATCTTTAGGTACTTCAGTCCTGCGCTCACATTTGGTGATCCGTCGAAGCTGAAGTTTTTAAAGAAGCTTAGACCAACTCTGGTTGGCGCTAATAGTGCTATAGTTTTTGTTAAATGGGCATATGACTTTGGTACATCGTACACTACGTCAGAGTTTACCGTAGGTAACCAGCGTTCATCCACCTACAACACACCAGATGTAGAGTACACTGTTGCAGAATTTACAGGAGGGGAAGTAATAAGCAGGCCTCCTTTAAACGGAACAGGCAGTGGTTCAGTAATTACTATTGGTCTTGAGTCAGAAATAAACGGTTTTGCTTTATCTCTCCAAGAAATTAACGTCTTAGCACTTATGGGTAAAACATTATGAGCAACTACACAAAGACAACTAACTTTGCCGCTAAGGATAGTTTGCCTTCTGGAGACCCCGGCAAAATTATCCGAGGCACTGAATTTAACGTAGAGTTTGACAACATTGCCACTTCAGTAGCAAGCAAGGCAGACTCTAATAACCCAACGTTTACAGGTCAGTTAACTGTGGGCGACTTAACCGTAACGGGAGATGTCACTATGAATCTAGGTGACTCCGATACGGTGACTATTAACGGAGGGACCTACTAATGGGTTGGTTAAGTAATCTTATCGAAGGCCTAGTACCTGATGATATTGAAAACACGTTTAAAGACCCGTTAACTCAGGTAACTGCTAACGATATCTCGTTTAAGCCTTTTACTGTAACAGGGTCGCAAGGTAGTACGGTAACTACTGATGCTTTTGGAAGTACCTCGTACAACCTAAGTCCTCAACAGCAGGCTATGCAAAGTCAGTTATTTGGGGGTGCTGGTGATTTCTTCACAAACGCCTCCATGCCGACAGCCCAGAGAGAGACTGATATTTACAACCGTATGCTGACTAATATGGCCCCAGAGCAACAGCGGCAACGCCTAGCACTAGAGGAGCGTATGTTGTCACAGGGACGCTCTGGTATCAGTACTAATCAGTACGGTGGAGCACCAGAGCAACTCGCGTTTGAGAAAGCCATTGCAGAGCAACAGAACAGCGCTTACTTAGTTGCGATGCAACAAGCACAAGCAGAGCAGGCGCAACAGGCGAGTCTAGGATCTCAGTACTTACAGCAGAGCTACGCACCTCAGGCGGCACTCTTGTCTGCCATGAGTCCTGCCCTGAACGTAGCTGGTATGGCTGACGTAGCCCGAAGACAGCAAGGTGAGTTTGATCTAGAAGCGATGATGGCTAACGTAGAAGCTCAGCTTGGACAACAGGTTGGACTGTCTAATCTCTACGGCAACATCTACGGTAGCTTGTTGGGTGGTATTGGAGGACTTCTGTCAGGTTCCGACAGAGAGACAGGCGTACCTTGGATACTTGACAAACTATTTTAATAGGGGATAGGAAGATGGCTTTAAACGTAGCTGGAATGTTGGCCCAATCAGGTCAAAACATAGGGCAGTCCATCGGAGCGCCTATACAGAAGTTTGGCGAAGGCCTAGGGAGTATGCTGGGGGCTCGTCAGCAGAAGCAGAGAGAGCAAGAGGAGCAGAACGAAGTAAAGCAACTTCTGCAGAAGTACGCTAACAACCCTGAACAGCTTAACGCTCTAGGGACTAATGCCGCCGCTGAAGGTAACGACCAGCTTTCTAAGGTTTTCTTTAATGCGGCTAAGATGGCTGTGGATAAGGACGCCAAGAACGCAACTAGGGGCGTACAGGGTGGTCTAGCGGCTATAACACAGGCGGCAAGCCGGGGCGTACCCCTAGCAGATCTACGGGAGGCTCAAGGGTCTGTGTTGGGTCTGGGTGGCACAAACGAGCAGATTATGAAGGCGTACAAAGATGGTGTTGAGCTAGGCAAGAAGCCTAAGACAGAAGGCTTCACGTTATCCCCCGGCTCTATCAGGTATGATGCACAGGGTAACGAGCTTGCTAGAGCGCCCTTTAAGCCAGAAGAACCCAAGAAGCCAACTGTCAGCATCAAGGAGTCTAACGGAGAGTTTGTTGTCTTTGAGGACGGTGTAGAAGTACGTAGGTACGACACGGCTGAGAAGGCGGGACTTGCGGCGGCTGAGTTACGTAAGACTCAAAACGCAGTACGCAAGGCTCAAAACGCGCAGATCAGTATTGCTGACGCTATCGAAATGATCGACACAAATCAAGACGTAGGCGGTTGGAAGTCTCTTCTGCGGTACTTGCCTGCCTCGGACGCTAGACGCTTTGAAGGACTTCTGACCTCTGTAAAGGCTAACGTAGGCTTTGACCAGCTTCTGTCAATTAAGGAGGCGGGCAGTACTCTGGGTCAGGTGTCTAACATTGAGAACCTGTTGCTACAGTCAACTATCGACAGCCTAGACAGCCTAACATCTAAAGAAGACCTTAAGGTTGCTCTTAATAGGATTGACGCTTACTATACGTCTTTGGTTACCAAGGCTCAGTACGGTGAGGACGCACCTCTGAAGGACTGGGCTGGCTCAGTGAACTGGACTCAACCAGAGTTCGCCCGTATGTACGAACAGTCAGGCGGGGAGATTGTTGTAAACGAGCAAGAAGGAACTGTGCTTGTTAAGTCTCCTAGTGGAGAGATGGTCAAACTATTGGTGGACAGATGAACGCTACTGTACTAGAGCTTACTGAAGAAGAGTTCGAAGAAGAGAAGGTCAGGGGCTCGAAAGCCTCTGGCGCACCTGTTGCTGTCGAAATTTCTGCTGAGGAGTTTGAGGCAGAGAAGAAGGGCGTACAACAACAACAGGAAAAACTCGCGGAGATTGGTGTATCTCCTGACGAGCCACAGGACACTAGGTCACCACTCAAGCGGTTTGAGGACAACGCCCTAGAGTCTATCACAGGTCGCGTACAGCAGGCGTCTGACATCTACAGGGAAGAGGGAGAGTACTCTGACGGACTAGCACCCTCAAGTAAATTCTTAGGCGGCGCTGGTGCTATGGCTGGCCTAGGGTGGGACTTGTTTGGAGACATCTACACACTGTCTGCAGACGGTTACTCACTCATGATCCCTGATGACATAGAAGACGCGGCTAAGCAAGAGATACAGGACGCCGTTACTGCTTTCGTAGAGCACCCGTTGGGTAAGAAAGCACAGCAGGCACTAGAGGCTGGTCAGGAGAAGTGGATAGAGTTTAAGAAAGAGAACCCTGAGATGGCCTTGGTTGTCGAGAGTGTGTTTAACGTGTCAGGATGGCACAGACGAGGACCAGACGCTAAGCCAGTGAGGGTAGGTGACGATTCTCTGCCTAACGTGTCTACGTTTGACGAGAAGTCTAGAACCGTTAGTCAGATGTCGGTACTTGAGCGTGGAATCTGGAAGGTCATAGCACCCCGTAAGTCTTACGAGCAGACTAACCAGCAGACTACGGAGCCTCGTGGGATATTCCGCAGGCAAGACACTATTCTGTCTCAGCTAGAGCGTAGGGTGATTGACACAGTTAAAAGGTACGCCCGTGTTGACCCGTCTAGGACTGATAGGGCTAACGCCAAGAGTCTAACGTCAGCCATTACTAACCTAGACGCCAAGCTACTGAAGCTACTGAAGGCAGACAGGTCTGAGGTATCACACGGTCAAGCACAGCAGACTATGGCTACTAAGCTGACAGCGTGGATCTCAGAGAACCAAGGCCTAGGGGCCAAGAGGCTCGCAGAAGAATCTAAACGCGCTATGGCGCAAGTTCAGCAGATACTCTCGTCACACCCGCAGACTGCTGTGGGTATGCTCGCGGCCCGTAGGGAGCTAGACCGTTGGATCAAGAAGAACTACGGTGCTGACACGCTCAAGCGTCAAGAGGGTAAGAAAGGCGCTATAGCCCGTAACGAGATCTTTGGCATCATTCGTCGCACCATGAACGAGGCTATGGACACGGGGCAGAACAAGACAGCCACAAAGATCCTGCAGGATGAGTCAGACCTTTTGACTGCTCTGGGAACCATTAACGCCAGAGTGCCAGAGGGTGACACAGTGTTCGCTAGACTCAGAGACAACTTGGGAGCCATGAATATCCACATGCCTACCACACCTCTGGGACAGGCGGCAACCGTAAATGCAGCGATGAACAGCAAGATGTTGCCTTTCTTTGCGGGCCTCGTCACTACGTACACAGGCCTAGGTCTCGCTAAACGTGCTTACTCTAAGCTACACTACCAGAAGGAGCTAAGGTTAATTCTGGAGAGCATCAACGACGGCATCAAGGTAGCTACTAACGAGGACATGGTGAAGGCACTCAGGGCCGACAGAGCCGCTATCATTGAAGTGTACAAGGGGTACATGGAAGACGCTGAGGAAGAGTCTGATGACTGATACGTGGGTTAGCCGCAATCTATATCTAGCGGAGCTACGTGAGAGGGCTAGAGAAACCGAGAGGCAGTACTCTGAGCAGGCCGTAGGCGCTGTGGTTGATAAGGTGTCAGACATAGGAAGCTCTATCTCTCAGACTGCTCAAGACAGTTTTAACAGGTCTATGGAAGCCGCTAGAAAGCGCCGTGAAATGGAGATGCAGTTTGCACAAGAGGGCATGACTGCGGAAGGCTTAGGTCGGTACGCTGAAGAGTCTCTGGCGCAGGCCGCAGGAGTCGCGGGTACTGTCCTGTCTCCTGTCACAGGTGCGGCTGAGGAGCTAACTCCGGACCTAGGCGTAACACAAGCTATCGCTGAGTCCGCTGTAGGTCAGAAAGCAGGGGAGTTAATGAAGGAGTACCCTAGGACCACGAGGAACACGCTAAACGCTCTAGAGGCTGGAAGCTGGTTCCCCGGAATGAAGATGTTGGGGCGTACCGCTAACGCTGTCATAGACAACATGCCAACTCAGCTAGACGGTTTCTACAGTGGTAACCCAGTAGGCGCTGTAGCCAAGGGTGCAACAGGGGCTGTCCCCGGAATGTTGGCGCAGATGCTTAGACCCCAGAGACAGGCCGAGAGGCGCGTCATAGGTACTGGAGTGGGCCGTAGGTCTGAGTACGTAACTAACCCTAAGCAGAGTGTGGTTACGGGTAATATGCTGGCTAGCTCTGCGTTAGACAAGCAGTACACTAGGACCCCAGAAGGCGGGGATAACGTAGTACAAAACAGTGCTGAGGTCCAGAGGTACGTAGACGGTAGTTTTGACGTAAGTGACCAGAAGGCGATCAGGGCAGGCCTCGCGTCTCTGGAACCAGACACACCCGATGTGATCTTGGACGCCGCGATGGAACACTGGCAAACGGTACAGGGTATAGACAGGAGACCCGGAGGAACCACGGCTGTAGTCCGTAGGCCGTTGTCTGGTGAGAAGCTGTCCGGAGAGGCCACAGGAACAGCTACAACAGCGTCTTCTGTGTCTAGGTCACTAGCTAGCCCTAAGACTCTAGAGGCGGCTCAGAAGGCTCTACCGGACGCTGAGGGCATAGACTTCTACAACCAGTACTTGACAATCGCTAAACACGCTAACAACGACAACGTCAGAAGGGCCGCGTATAACGAGAAGCTACCCAAAGGGACCACGGGAGCAGACCTACAGCAGGATTACTGGAGAGGCCTGTACAATCAAAGTCAAGGTAAAAAAGTAACAGAAAAACAACAGCAGGCTCTTGACTTCTTTTCGGACGCTAGTCCTATTAAGATGACAGACAGGGGGGACGGGATCTATACGCTACAGGACACAACCAAGTCAGCCGCGCAAGACTTAGGCGGCATGAACCAGTTCTTAGCTATCGACGTAAACAAGGACAAGGTGTGGACTATGGGATCAGACGGTCACGACCTGTTTGGAGTCAACCCTGCAGGCGCTAACGATCTGGTAAACCTCGTGCCTATCCATTCGTTTGACGTAGGCACTAAGAAATCTTATCCCAAGTCGGGAGGAGTAGAGGTAAACCTTAGCCGTATAGAAGAGCTTACAGGGATGCCTAGGCTGAAAGGAGAATCAGCAACTGCGTATCAGAAGAGAGTCATGAGAGACTACAAGGGTACTGCTGAGTTACAGGACTACCTAGAAGTAGGTAAAAATGTTGTCGGCGCAGGAATGTTAACATCAACCGTAGCAGGAGTAAATGAAGATGAAGAAAGATAAAGACGATCACACAGTAGAGTACACGCCCATCGACTACCACTGTCTAGGACACTCTCAGAAAGAGCGAGTGAAGTCTATGCAGTCTAAGGGAATCTCTACTCCCTATGATGCCGCTAGTACACCACAGGAAGTAGAGGGTCATGTAGCTGAGAAACGCTACGGCACTATCTTTTTCCTATAACTCACAGTTATTACCTGTACAGGCTAGCTGTTGGCTACCCTCAGTCATATCAGAGGCTTCACTGATGTCCCAGTCTATCTGGGTCGGGAAGTCCTTCTGAAGTGCCTTGAGGGTGGCCTTATCTACAGGTTCATAAGGGGCCTGTTGGTACGTATGATCTGAGTAAGGCAGGAACGAGATTCCAGAGACCTTATCAAACTTATTGTACAGCCACTGTCCCACCTCCAGAAACTCCTCGTCACGGTAGTAGCAAGTCATCGACGGCTTGTGCTCACACCAGTAGTCCTGATAGATCTCCCACAGTTCCAACTGCTCCATAGCACCCATGTCTGAGGCTGTCACAGCGCCCTCAGGAGCCGCTATAGGGAAGGAGAATACCTTGGTACTGGGGTTCATGAGATCGTCCTCTGACGGGACTCCTGCGGCCTCTAGGACGGAACACAGGGGGTCGCGTCCGTCAGCCCGTACCCGCCGAACATAGTGACTGCTGTACCTAGGGTGAATCCCACTAGCACTATCGACCAACTGACTAACAGTACCACTAGGCTTAACCGCAGTAATTGCGACAGACGGATTAATGCCCAGTTTCTTAGCCCACCTCTCGTTTGTAACAATCGCTTCATTTCTCATCTCCGTAAGCCACTTCTTAAGCTTAGCCTTGTCCCCACGGCCTGACAGTAGCGGGTGATCCATGATGCCTGTCAGAGATACCCCTAGGAGCGCCTCTTCTTCCGTGTTAGTCTTCCAGATGTTCCTGAGATACCTAAAGTCAGTCAGGGTAGCCTGCAGTGTACCTAGGATCGTAGCCACCCGTACCTTCTGCTTGAGTGTAGTCAGGGTGTCCTGAGGTCTTACTACGACTTCTGACAGATTGCAAAATTGATACGGTTTTAAGATTATCTCTGAACATGGGTTAGTTCCAAAATCGCACTCACTATCCCTGCGTCCGTTCTTAGCCGCCTGCTTCTGACTAGCGACACGAGAAAACACGCCACGTTCGCCAGAGCGTGACTCGTACAAGCTAGTCCACTCGTTCAAGAAAGCTTCAAAGTCAGGCTTCTCTGTGTAGCAGGCAGAGTTATTCGCTAGTCCACGCTGAGGCTCATCTACCCACCACTGTCCGTGCTTAGAGCGCCGGAGGCGGTCATCTGTTAGGTTGGAGAGTGAGATAAGGGCGCTTCTGCGTACCCCTCCAACGACTATACACGATGCGATCTTACAGCAAAGATCGTGGCATTCAATGGAGCTAAGCTTTCTACCAGATGCTCCTTGAAAGAGTTCCGTGGTAAATTTGAAGAGATCGACGAGAGGTTCTGGACCACTTGCACGGCCTCCGAAAGTCTTGAGTGGGGAACCTGCGCTTCGTACGTTACTAACGTCCCATCGGGGAAGCTGACCTGAATACAGCAGTGATACCAGTTCCCTAAACGATTTCGCCCATCCGATCTTCGAATCTGCAACATGGATAACTGTGTCTGTGGCATGGAAGTCCTCCGCGACTTCTGGTAGCTTAGTGATGTACTGACGCTCTACAGAGTATCCTACACCTGTGCCGCAGAGAAGTACGTACATCAGTTCGTCAAAGCTTCTGGGGCTGTCTATAGGCAGGTACGAGCAGTTAAACCCTGCTACGTTATCACGCTCTAGGGCCTCTCCCGCAGTCATGAGTGCTCTCATGCTGGGCATTACCTCTAGGTTAGTGATAGCCTCAGTGACTCCTGTTACGTCCTCACCCTTGAGGCTCCCCCGGTCTACCCAGAATTGCACGTAGCGGCCTACGGTTTCTTCCCAAGTCTCCCTACGCTTCTCCTCTGGCAAGTATCTAGCGTATCGGGACTTGTGTATGTACTGTTGGTATGCGTCCATCTATTCTGTCACTCCTAGTGTCTCGTTCATGATTGCTTGAGAGGCCATCTGCAGGAGCATGTACACACCGTCAGGGTACTGCTCGTTGGAGGCCACCTCAAAAGTCTCTCCGTCTTCGTACATGATTACTGCACACTTCATGTTTCTCCCGTTCTCCTCGTGATCCATAGCTTTACTCACGAACACCGACAGAAACTCAGAGGTTGGTACTTCCTCCCGTGTGTCTTTCTTTTTACCAAAGTCGCCGTCTATGACTTTCATAGGGCCACCTCCTTGATTAACCAGTCTAGATAGACCTTAGCTTTCTTAAGATCCTCCAGCCCGTTCTTGTACTCGTATCTCCACAGGTACTTCAAGCAGTTCCCCTTGAGATACCCCTTGTACTCCTGAGGGTGCATAGACGCCTTGATTGCTTCAATGGCCTCAATAGCACCTCTGTTGTAGTGGTCAGGAGCGCCTACAGGGTCGTGGTTGTCCTGCGGGTGGTACAGTTTACCCGTGAAGGTTTTGCTGACCTTGTCCCACTCAGCGGGGGTAGCATCGGTTATAGACATTTCTTTACACTCCTCAAATTTCTTTTGGCACTCCTCCGGTGGTACTCCAGACTCCTCGCACACCTGCCTGCGAATCTCACAGTTTGTGTAGTAAGTCCACTCATTATTCACTCTCGCCTTCCCAACCGTCACATTCAAAGGTAACTATAGCCATGTAGCCCCACTCTGGTACGTCATCGTCCACCATTACTGCATCGGGGAACCCAGCCTCTTTAGCGGCCCTCATGGTCTCGTAGTACAGAGTCACGTTAAGCGTCATAGACTTCTTCCTCCAGTTCCTCGTGAAACTCATCTACTTTTCGCAACAGCTTATCCTCAAACCTGTCTAGTATTTCTTCTGAAGATATCTGCAGTGCTTCTATCAGGTCATCTGGGTCGTAGTGTTGCAAGAGACGCTCCTTAATTTCGTCTAGTGTCAGTGACATAATCTACCAACTCCTTAAGTGTATCTATATTGTACCATAGAATCCCGTTGTTGTCACACCATTCAGCCATAGTACGTTTGGTACTTTTGCTTACTTTCTGGTTAGGCTTCATCAGTACAAATATGAGTTCTTGTGATTCCGCGAGGCAGTTAGAGATCGAACGATACTTCTGCGTGTCTCCAGCGCGAAAGTATCCTTTGCACTCAATGAGGTAAGCTCGTCCGTTGCGCTCGTAGACAAAGTCCGGTGTATACTTTCGTTCGATCCGGTAGTCCACTTGGAACGGTTCGTAGCTAAAGCCAAATGGTTGTAACTTTTGTGCGACATCGTACTCAAACCCCGACCTAAATTCGTTAGGAAATTTCCGCGACTTTCGGCTCATTGACCACCTCTGTTAAGTATCTGGGACCACTTGAGTACAAAAACGTGCGTACTCCGGGCCAACATGTATGCTTGAACGGACAGTATGAACAACCGACTGCGAGCTTTTGATTTCCACTCTTGCCATCTGGTACGACTTCGTGGCATACCTCGGGCCATTCCGGTTGCTCTACTAGCTTTTTTACGCGGTCAATGTGCTCCCCTATGTCGTAAGAGATCTTGTCGTACACAGGAGCCTGCGTGTCCTCAGAGTCGTACATTAGGTACGTCAGGTGTCCGTTCTGCTTGTCCATAGCTAGCCAGCCGAATTTTGTTTCCCCCTCCGAATGTGCATACCCTTTGATTTGAGCAACGTATCCAAACGGATCATCATAAGCCAGATTTCCATCCTTGAATTTCTTAAACCCAAAGCTCGACACAGACTTAACATCAGTGACAACACCATCAATTTTGCAGTCCATAGAGCCTGTAATACCGTTGACTTCACAGATCTTTTGCTCATCAGTCACCTCGTGTCCAGAGAGTCTAGTGAGAAACAAGAGGAGTTCCTCAATCAAATGTCCGTACATAAACTTGACGTAAGTGTTAGGGGTAAGTTCCTCCTGTACGTCAGGGTTGTTAACCACGTTCCAGAGGTAGCGATCATCTCTTCCGATGTTGGACATTCGTAGCTTGCGTCCGTCTCGTTTCTCAGTGAAGAGGTTAGACATGAGTCGCTTACAGTTCTCCCCGAACCGTTCGATCTCCTCGTACAGATCAACACCCTCAGGTATCTCCTTCTCTGAGACTACCTTGTAGATATCGTCTACGAGATTGTATATGTCATAGTTCATCTTTATTCCCGTTTAAGTAAGTGATAGCGGCCTGTAGTACTTCCGTGTTGTCGTTGAACCCACCTAGCGCCCTGTTACATTTGTGACACAGCCAGCCCCTAAAGGTTTCGTTCTCGTGGTCGTGGTCTAGTACCCAGCTACCGTTCTTTGTGTTTCCTGTGCCTTTTACGTCCTCCTCTGATCCTTTGCAGATGGGGCAGTGGTAGCCCTCCTCTGGCATCCCGTGTTTCTCCCTGAGACGCTTGCGTACCTTCTGCATCTCGTTGTTACACTTTCGGCACTCAGCCCTTAGGTAGTTACCACCTGAGGCCATGTTGTAAGCGTCCAGTGGTAAGTACTGGTCACACTTAGAACACACCTTGCCGTGTCCCGCACCTAGGTCCTCGTGTTCAAAGAAGCACAACTGGTTCATTAGTGTGTCTCTGCCCACGAGTCTCCGACTTGGTACTCTCCGTCGAGGGGGCATCGGAGTTTAAAAGATAGGCCAGCCTCCTTGATTGCGCTGACTGCGAGCCTGCCGAACATCTCTGCTTGTTCTGTAGCCACCTCCGACTGTATCTCGTCATGTATGTTCCCCACCAGTTTGTAGTCGATTCCTTGGACCTTAGCTTTGGAATCTAAGATCACCAGAGCCCTTTTCATAACGATAGCCCCAGCCGCCTGTAGTAGTGTGTTTAGTGCACTATGCTCTGATCTAACGAAAAGCTTTCGTCCGTCGAGGCCTCTGAGCCAACCGCGCTTAGACGCTGTTCCAACTCGTGTTCGTAGAGTTTCAAGAGCAGGTGTGTTTCGTAGAAAGCGTTGCCTAAGTTCACTGCCGTCTCTTGCAGTTCCTCCGACGATACTTCCAATCTTGGCGTCTCCTGCTCCGTAGAGGAAAGCATAGATGAAAGTCTTTGCCTGAGGTCTTGTTGCAAGTCCTGAAGCAACTTGATTTCTGGTGTGAATGTCTTCTTTAAGTAGGACATCGGTAAACTCCTGATCGTTCATGTAGTGAGCCAGCATACGTAGCTCTAGTCCACTGGCGTCTGCACCTACCAGCTTACGTCCCTGTGGTACAATCCAGCACTCCCTGCACTCCTTGCCGTACTCTGAGTTACTAGAGGGAACCTGTGCCATGTTAGGCGTCTGGTGAGTCATGCGCCCTGTGACAGCACCGTTAGTAGTTACTCTCCCGTGTACCCTTCCGTCCTCCTGTACGTGCTCTAGCCACGATGATACCTGCGCGTAACGCTTCTGGTACATGAGGTAGTTAAGTACGAGCTTAGCCTCTGGTATATGCTGGTTCTCCGCAAGAGCCCTCTCATCGACCATCGGTCTGCCCGTAGGCGTGAGTTCCGTCCATACTGCACCCTTAGCCTCAAGTCGCTCTGCGACCTGTTGCCTACTGCCGGGATTGAAGACAGTAACCTTGTCCTTGAGGCGGTTCCCTGTTTTGTCAGACCACCTTTCCTCGACGATAGGCGGGAACACTCCTTGCAGTTCCGCTTCAATATCATACATAAGCTCCTTAAACAAGGCACAAAGTACGTGGCACTTACGCTCGTCCAGTAGCCACCCGTTGCGTACCTGTTCCTGTATGATCCACTGTACCTCGTGCTCTAGGTCTATGGCTTCCTGATCGAACCCTGCTAGCTCTACCAGTAGACGCTTGTAGACAGCCTCAGTGACTTCGGTGTCTCTGATGCAGTAGTCAATCATGGCAGGTGTTAACTTAGACCAGTCATCGTGGTCACCCTTAGGGAAGCCTAGAGTGTTGCCCCAGTTCCGTAGGGAGTGACCACCAGACCGACTAGGGTCAGCGAGTCTGGACAGTACTAAAGTGTCAAGGACCATAGTCCTGTCAAAAGTAAAATTCCAAAGACGCTCGACCACAGGCACATCAAAACCAACTCCGTTGTGGAATACGAATTTACACTCTTGACGATTCGATACATACGCTTTGAAGTCTTCTTCATTACAGATTACCTCCGATACTCCGTTGTGTCGGCAGACAGCGCACCAGATAACTGTGGAGTCTAGGCCGTCCGTCTCGATATCACAAAAGACTAAGTCACTCAAAACTCTGTCTCCGGTGGGTTAGGGTTAGCGCACTCGTGGATGCGTCCGGTAAACTTGTCGTACCGTAGGAAGCAGGCGGGTCCAGTTTCACCAGAGTAACGGTTCTTTAGGATACGTACAGTCGTAGTGTTCCTAATGTCCTCGTCTTGGTTCTGCTGGTCACGCTCCATGCCTATGACGATATCGGATAGCTGTGCTATACTCTGGCTACCACGGAGGTCCTGCAGGCTGATCCTGCCCCCGTCTTCGTGTGCTGTACCAGAGCTACGCCGTAGGTGTGAGACTAGGAACAACGTGATACCCGTCTCAGCTACTAGCGTCCTAAGCTTGGTCATGATCTCGTCTATAGCTTTCCGTTCGTCCCCGTTCTCTTGAGAAGAAACCACGATGGACAAGTGGTCGAGGATGATATATCGACAGTCGCAGGCCTTTGCCATGTGCCGTACTCTTGAAAGAAGCTCATCGGCTGACGTTGATCCCCAGTGATCGAACAGGTAATAACGTCCAGACCCCATCGTTGCTTCCCAATGAGGTCTAAGCTCATCAATAGGCGAGTCTTCCTCCAGATGGAGTCTCCTAGATGATGCCACCGACATAATTCCCAGAGCTGTCGTTGCGACATCTTCCTCCAGTGCAAGTACACCGATGTTGGCGTCTGTGCGCTGAAGCAAATCGTACTCAAGTTCTCTGATAAACTGGGATTTTCCCATACCACTACCGCTGGTGATAGTGACGAGTTCGAAAGGTCTGTGTCCTCTTGTGATTTCATTTAGTCCGTCCCACGGGTACGGTATGCTCTGCACCTGTCGTTTGTTTACTAGCTTGTCCCAAGTCTCGTTACCCGCAATGATGCCGTCAGGTCTGTACGTCTTAGCGTCCCAGAAGGCCTGTGTAAACTCCTGAATCCGGTTAGCCATGAGCATTTCACTGGCGTCCTTCATCGGTAGCTTACAGATCTTCAGCTTGTTAGGACTGAATACGTCCTTGACTTGCTCTAGGGCTAGCTCTCCAGCCTTGTCCATGTCGAAACATAAGACCACCTGCTCGTAGCCCTCTAGCCACTCTAGGTTAGCCTTGATCTCCTTGGAGGCGCTGGAGGCTCCTGCCCGTAGTGACACAACATCGTACTTCTGTCCGAACATTTCGTAAACTGACATTGCGTCCAGTTCACCTTCTGTTACGACTAAGTACTTGCCTTTGCCCCGACAGTGTTTCTGTCCGAACAGGCCCACGTTACTCTGGTCACCTGATGCACTAAACTGCTTAGCTTTGACTACACGTTTCTTAGCCGCTACTAGCTCTCCAGTGTCTCTGTCGTAGTACGGGTAGTAGTGTGTCTCTATGGACCCGTCCGGAGCGTAGTCTACGGTGACTTGGTATCGTCTACACGTAGCCTCTGAGAGCCTCCGGTCAGGGATAGCTGACACTACGCCCCGCATGTTTAAGTTTGTAGGTGTGTCCACCTGTTCAGTGCTCCTGTGGGGATCTAGTCCCTCTCCTGTGTTCCCGTTTACATGGTATCCGCAGTCTGGGGAGAAACAATGCCGCCCCCCGTTAGAGTAGACGGCAAGGTTATCCTTACTACCACACTGAGGGCACTCCTCGTGGTATAAGAATTTATCACTCATTAGAAGTCTGCAACCTCTGGTGAGCCTTCGGCTTCTTCTAACACACGGACAGCCTCAAGGTACGTAGGAGTACCGTGTACTGGGTGCGCTGGGCCTGTCTTAAACTTCAGACGGACACGGGAGTTATAAGGTACTTCCCCGTTGTACCGCCCACCTTCGGCATCGTACATACCAATGTTGTACTTAGACTTAAACTTACGTTGCTTAGCGCCCTCGTACTCCTTGATCTTGACACCCTCTGCCGCCAGAGTAGCCGCATCGTCCTCAGACATGGTGATTGTCATTGAGTACGTACCTGTGTCCTGACCGTTGTACACATCGGTAGTGGTGACGTTGCTGAAGTTTACTGTGCCTTCGATAGTCTTGCTTGTCATATGGATTAATCTCCGTTGGTTAAAAGAGTTCCCGAGGGAACACCTATAGTATCTCACGTTTAGGGTCGTGAGTCAACCCCTTTTGCCTAGATTGGTATTTCTTGGCATATTTCTTACGGTCCCTGTGTGGTCCTCCCTTGTTGTGGTCGTGCTTAGCCACAGGATTCCTTAGTTTAACTTTAGTATTCATAAGTCCTCCTATGGTTACTACTGTAGTACTACCTACAGTACTTACTAAGTTAACTACTCTAGTACTACTCTAGTAATCTTTAGTAATACTTAAGTATATTTTATCATAGTCCTCCTGCATTTGCAACACTTGATCCTGTGAAATATTACCATCATCCTCTATTGACACGGTATTCTCTAGCTCCCAGTTAGCCGCTATAGATACCGTGAGGCACTCTGTGCACAGGTCGTAGTGTACGCCCCTGTGGTCTTTCTTGAGTGTCTCTAGGTCGTCCAAGATCACATCACAAGCCTTACACCTCATCTTTAGTACCCCCTGAGAAGGCCGCAGACAGGCAGAAGTAGGCTACTACCCCTAGGGCCACTGGAATTAACACTGGGAACAGTAGACAAGCTCCTGCCGCCACTAGCAAATCAAAACTATCGTACTTTTTCACCCGTTGTCCTCCGGTCCGAATATCTGAGCGTACGCTTTGCATAGCTCTTGGTAGCTCTTGTCCCTGTAACTCTGTCGTATCGAATCACGAGCTAGAGCTACCACTGACGCAAAGTCTATGAAGTTAAACTCAAACTCCGTCAGGTCTTGAATCATCTGCTCCTGTGACAGATCTGGTTCGTTGTAGTCCACGTTTAGTTCTCCTTTGGGTCTATATTATAACATAAGTTAAAGCAAAAGTCAAGTAAAATATATAAGTAATAGTACCGTTATTAGTGCTAGCGTCCCTAGCCACAGGATAGCCTGTAAAACTTCTACAAACTCACCCACCGTGAGCGTAAATACTAAAAATAACGCTAGTATCACCCAGATCACCCTAGACAGCCTCCCTACCGTACCACTTCATCGGTATACCACGGGCGTCCCAGTCATCAGCCTTGAAATTGTAGTAAATCTGGTATCCTAAGACAGCGTCAGGCCGTTTGCACTCGTCCGGCATACACTGAGGCGGGTCAGTGAACCCACGGATGCCCTGTAAGGCCACAGGAGGCCGCTGAAGAGCTTTAAAGTGCTCCCTAATGGTCTTGTGTACCTTAGAATAACGTCTCTCGTACTCCCTCCCAAGGGCTCCTAGGTGGTACAAGGTCCACTCGTAGTGGTCTAGGGATGACCGGACCCAGACTGCACTAGGATGGTTCTTGTGGGTAGGCTTGTACGCCACCTGTACACCGTCTAGCTCTACGTGGGCAGTACTGAGAAGCTGGGCAGTCTCTAGGATCATCTTAACCACGTGTCGGTCACACTGAGCCTCAGCGGCCTGTGTGGGGTCACGTGACAGGTAAAATATGTTCATTCTAAGCCTCCAGTATGCGTGATAGCTGAGTATACACGGAATACATGGCACTTTCAACGTCTACCGTGTCCCCTAGTCTACCCTGTACAAAATCTTCTATTGTCATACCCTCCAGATCAGCAGTACAGCCAGAGTAGTTTAGTAACTCTGTCAACACTTCGGCTTGCTTCTCAGTAATGGTTAAGTGTACTGCGTCCCTGTGCATTTTTAGTCGCTCCCTAGTAGAATGTTGTCCTCAATCAAGGCCTCAAAGTAATCCATGTTCCAGCCCTCGTGCATATCCTTACCGCCTACTGTGATTTTGTCAATGGTCACTAGGTCCCTGTAGTCATCACAATCTAGCGTCCAGTGCACTGTAACATCTAACGTAGCCCACTCGCAGTCTAATTCAAAGTCATCCTGATAACTTCCATATCGTTTACTCATGTAAAGTACTCCCATAGTAAAAGTGCGCTAGTGAACACAGACACAAACAGCAGAGCCGCTAGCATTTCGTTGTCTAAGTGCATACCTATGTCTTCTCCGAAAAGATAAGCCAAGCTATCACCACTAGGCAACCTAGGCCCCATAACCATACTATCTCAGTTTCCATTAGTCAAGGCTCCTGTGTGCGGCCTTTAGCGAGCTAAATTCGTGCCACTGTCCTGTGGCGTCCCTGTAGGAGTATTTCTCGTACCACTGCTGGATAGAGACTCCCCTGTACTCGTGTAGTCTAATCATGTCTAGTTATCCTCCTGAAGATCACTGTACCCTCTGTACTCGCTCATTACACTGAGACGGACTATAACACAGTCCAGATCCGAGTGCAACCGAATGTGCTCAATCATACAGTCTCTAGCGGCCCACTCGTCTGTAAATACTCCTTCCTCGTACCACTTGTTAGTGTGTCCACTCCTGTAGTACAGGGCAAACGCTGGGTAGCCTCTGTCAAATGTATCTTTGTCCATTTTTAGTACCCTCCTGTTAATCTAATACTGAGGTCTTGATCGTCTGCCTCAAAAGTTAAGCCTAACATAACTAGTTTGTAGATGCCAGCATAAAACGCGTCATCGGTCTTGTAACATATTACCATTAGTCAAACCTCCTGTCTAGTGTTAGTCAAAGCGTCCTATTCTAGTCTCGCCTGTGTCGTTGTCCCTGATCGCCGTGATAGCGTAAGGGTAACAGTACATGGTGAACCTGTCAAGGTAGCTGATAGTGGCGTACGGCTCTAGGTCAGGGTCCTCAGGGCTCTGGTACGCCCCTGAGTCTGCTACTGTACCCCCAAACGGGTACTGA